ATCTCGTCGAGCATATAGTCAAGGAGCGTGTCGTATGCGATGCGGCAGGCCTTGTCGATAACCCTCCGGTGCGCCAGATGCGCGTAGTCGTCCGTCGGATCCGTACACATCCTGTCGTCCGTATAGAAAAAGCCCGACCTGCCGACATAGGTACGCGGAGTTATGTATCCCTTGTCGTAGACCGTAGCGATGTCGTCTGCGCTGTCCTCCACGCTTTTTCCGCCCAGATACATCTGCGGAGGGTAGAGCGCGCCGTCACGCACGCGTCCGATGTTGCGCTGTACGGGTGACACGGCCACACGTCCCGCAAAGATTCCCATTGCGGCCCCCTTGCTTCCCTCCTGAGTGTCCCCCAGTACGATACATACGCGGTTATACGCATCTTTGGACAGGTCGCGGAGCTTTTCCGCCCCTTCATAGCTGCGCCCTTCAAGAGCGACGAAAACCGGAGCGTACAGTTCCGAAGCCGCCCATTCCGCAAGCGCCTGCGCTTTCGGAAGAGCGGCGAACACGTCAGGGTCAAGCCCTTCCGAAGCCGCCACGTCCTCTTCGCCCGGATCGCGTGCGATGACCAGCCCGCGAAGCTCGCCTTTCTGCGACTGCAGGAAGCTGCGGAGCGGTCCGGTGTCCTTGTCGCACAGGTCGGCCATCTTCTTCGTCTTGTCCACTCCGAAGACCACAGCCCTTGTGCCTTCCTCCGCTTCCTGATAGAACTCCTGCACCGTCCTGTACAGTACGGGGTTGTTATCCGGCGTCACTCCAAGGTCAGCCAGTCCGGAAGGCCGGTAAATGGTGTACGGGGTCTGCAGCGCGAATTTTGAATCCACCGCAGCGGCTCCGCATACCAGTCCCAGCAGACCGTCACGGCTTTCCGCCACCGTCCCCAACATGCCCTTGAGGAACGATATTCTGATGCTCGGTAATGCCATAGCGCGCCTCCCGGTTATTCAGCTGCCGCCTGCACCAGAGCGTAGACGCCCTTCTTGTCGCTCCGGCGGATCGTTCCGCCAACACGTATCAGGAAGGAATAGATGTCGCCGTAGTACAGCGGATTGTCCATTGAATCGAAGATCTTCACCTCGCCGAGCGCGCGGCTCAGACTGCCAAGCTGCCATGCAAGCCCGGCCGCATTGTCGGTCGCGGCACCGGTTGCCGACCATTTTGTCAGCGTGCCGGCGGTGGCGTAGCGCAGCACCTGCGAACGCTGCATGACGTTGAACGAGAAGAGATTTCCCAGAATGCCCCTCTGTGCGTCTGCCGACGCGAAGAACGCACGCTGGTCCCCTTCGGTCAGATCGTCGAGCAGCTGCGCGTACATGTACGCGTCGAGCAGCAGATAGCGGTCTGTCTGCGGGACGTTGTCCGCATTGAACTTGGTCATCAGGGAAAGCACGTCCGCCTTGCACACCGCCTTGCGGTTTCCCGTTGCCTTGTCGGTGTACGCCGCCACGGCCTTCGTTCCGGAGGTCCTCACAAAATGGGAGCTGTCCGGCGACCAGTTGTAGAGCATCTGCTCCGCCGCCTTCTCGATCAGGTTCGCGCGGTCCTGCGAAATCACGCTGTTGCGCTTGCTGTAGGAGAGTTCCACCGTATCCGCATGGGGGATCCGGATGGGGTCGGTCGTAAGTTCGTTGAGCGTGTATTCCACGTCGATGTCGGTTCTTGTCTTGACAGCCGCCGGAAGACTCGTGCGGTCAACCGTTACGGCGGACGGCGCGCCGGCGTTCGGTATGTGCACCTTCTTCCCTTCGTTCACATACATGTCGTCGTTGACGGCCTTGCTCATGAAGCTGTTGTCGGCGAACAGACCTTCAACGATCGTGTTCTGCCATAATTCTTTCTGTATTGCCATATCTGTCAGTTCCTGTTGAATTTTTCGTTAAACTTCTTCTGGTAGAGTTCCGGATGCTTCGCCTTCAGTTCCGGAAGGCGTTCGGCCTTGTCGATGTCATCCCAGCTCATGTTCACCAGGTCCGCAGCCGTTCCGGACGGGACTCCGCCTGTCAGAAAGTCCTCCACCTTCACGCTTCCGCGCTTCGGCAGCGACCCGACAGCCTTGCGCGTGTTCTCTTCATCGCTCATCATCAGGTTCAGGAATGCGGGAACCTGCTCTGCCGTCAGCCGGCCTTCCGCCACCGCCTGGTTCAGGAATGCGCTGTATCCGTCCTTCTTCGTCCTGTTCATCTGCTCGGTAAGTTCGGTTACCCTCGCTTCAAGCGCCGGGACTTTCGCCGCCTGGTTCTCAAGGCTCGCGATGTGCCTCAGCATCTCCTGCTCCGTCTGCATGTTAGCGAACGACGGATGCTTCTTCAAATCGTCAATAAATGCCATATCGGTTGGTTTTTGTGGCTCTTCCAGGAGCCGGTTAGTAAATTGATAGATGTCTTCGTTCGATGCGGACGCCTCGATTGTCCGTCCGGATTCGGTGATGCCGTCGGCCAGTCCCAGATCCATTGCCTGCTGCGCGTTCAGCCAGTGGTCCGCTCCGTCAAACCATCTTTTCCGGACTTCCCCGGGCGGCATCCTGCACCGCCCGGATATGATTTCGGCCAGCGAACCCTCCACTTCTTCCGCGAGCGATGCCGCCCGCCTCAGCTCGTCGGCATTCCCCCAGGTTCCTCCGGACACCCTGTGCAGCATCAGCCGGGCATACCTGTTCATGAAGAGAGGCTTGCCGCACAGGGCTATCACTGCGGCGATGCTTGCCGCAAGGCCGTCGACATGGATGGTTATGTCCGCCTGTGACGACTGGAGAGCGTTGCGTATGGCGATGCCGGAAAAGACATCGCCACCCTTGGAATTGATGTGCACGTCGATCTTGCCGTATGCAGCAGCCAGCTCCATCAGCTCGGCCACAACGCGCCCGCTGTCGACCTTCTGCCCGTCGCCCACATTTCCGTAAAGCAGCACGCTCACCTTCCCGTCACCGGGTATCTGGTTTTTGAAAACTGTTCCTTCCATGATTTTTCGTTTGCTGCAAAGTTCTGACAATCCGCCCAAACGGCGAAAGTGCCTTTTCATGATGCAACCTTGGCATTGCATCATGAAAACGGCGTTTCCCGTTCACACCTTATATTCTGAACTTTGCGAAAAACAGAAGATTATGGCAGAAATGAAGAGCGACCAGCGCAAGGCACTCGCAAGAGAAATATACATCCTCGGGAACTATACGTTCGAGGAAATAGCGCAGAAGGTAGGCGCGCAGCGGCAGACGGTCAGCCGGTGGGCAAAGGCAGGCAACTGGGACGGCCTGAAAGCCGGAATGACCGTGACACGCGAGGCGATACTGGGCAGAATGTACCAGCACCTCAACAACATGAATACGGCCATTCTGGAGCGTGAACCGGACAGACGCCATCCGGATACGAAAGAGGCGGACGTGATGGCAAAACTGGCCGCCGCCATAAAAAATATGGAAACGGATGTAGGAATCAGCGACATTATCAGCGTAGGAATGCGCTTCGGCGAGTTCCTCCGCCGCGTCGATCTGGAGAAGGCAAAAGAATTTGTAAAACTATGGGACGTGTTCCTGAAAGAACAGATCAAGTGACATGCCTACCTACGAAGAAAGACAGAAGCTGAAGGAATGGGAAGAATACCGCCGCGACATGGAATGTGCCACGCCTGTGGAGGTGAACATGACGGAAGCGGAGAAAGTCAGGAAAAGGATGTATCTGGAGGCCCGTCCCGTGGAATGGATACAGTATTTCTTTCCATTGTATGCCAAGTATCCCTTCGCAAAGTTCCAGGTTAAGGCCATCAGCCGCATACTGGAGCACGACGAATGGTTCGAGGTGCTGAGCTGGAGCCGTGAAAGCGCAAAAAGCACCGTCGTGATGTTCTGCGTGATGTATCTGGCACTGACCGGGCGAAAGAAAAACGTGATCCTGGCAAGCGCAACCGAAACCGGTGCGGAAAAACTGCTCCGGCCGTATAAGGCAAACTTCGAGGCGAACGGACGCATCAGGGCATTTTACGGCGACCAGCCTGTGGCGGGACAGTGGACCGACACGGAATTTGTCTGCAAGTGCGGATGTGCGTTTACCGGAATCGGTGCGGGCAACGCTCCCCGCGGTACCCGGAACGGTGCGGCACGTCCCGACGTGCTGCTGGTGGACGACTTCGACACTGACGTGGACTGCCGTAACCCCGACACGCTGAACAAGAAGTGGAAGTGGTGGGAAAAGGCCCTGTATCCCACACGCTCCGTTTCTGAAAAGACACTTGTGATCTTCTGCGGAAACATCATCGCCAAGGACACCTGCGTGGCGCGGGCCGGAGCCATGGCCGACCATTGGGACATCGTGAACCTGACAGACAGGAACGGCAGAAGCAACTGGCCCGAAAAGAACACGCAGGAAGCCATCGAGCGGATACGGAAGAGCATCAGCAGGGCGGCGTACGAGGGCGAATACATGAACAACCCCGTGACGGAAGGCAACATCTTCCATAACCTGCCCTACGGAAAAGTCCCTCCGCTGAAGAAGTTCAAATTTGTCGTGATCTACGGAGATCCGGCATACAGCAACAGCAGGAACAAGGCCGGCTCGATGAAAGCCGTATGGGCGTGCGGAAAGATACGCAGCACGTACTACATCATCAAGGGATTTGTCGGGCGTGTCACGAATGCGGAATACATCGACTGGTTCTACCAGCTCCGCAAGTTCATAGGACAACAGTGCGCCGTGTACTGCTATCAGGAAAACAACGCCCTGCAGGATCCGTTCTTCGAGCAGGTGTTCAAGCCGCTTATCCGCGAGCAGAACGAGAAGCGGAAAGACAGCCTGTATATAAAAGGTGACGGCCGCAGCAAGATGGACAAGGCCACGCGCATCGAGGCGAATCTGGAACCCGTTGACCGCAACGGGATGTGGATATTCAATGAGGAAGAGAAGGACAATCCGCACATGAAGGAACTGCGCGAACAGTTCTGCCTCTTCGAGCTGTCGCTGCCTTATCCCGCCGACGGCCCTGACTGCATAGAAGGATGCTTCAACGTGATTAATGAGAAGATTAAGGAACTCGACCCCGGTGTGACCATCGGCTACAGCGAGTTCGCAGAATGTAACCCTTTCAGATGGTGATATGAACAACTTTATAGAACTTACCGACTACGATGCAACCATACATCGTGAAATCCTTGATTCTCTGTTGAGAGAAGACGCAGGAAGCAGCGCAACTGTAGAAGTGTGCGAAAACCGTGCCATAGCTACAGTACGCTCGCTGATAGGCAACCGCTATGACTGCGATGCCGTCTTCTCCGCACAGGGCAGCGAGAGAAACGTGCTCATCCTGAAGGTCTGCCTCGACATTGCCGTGTATGAAATATTCTGCCAGCACAACCCCTACAAGATGTCGAAGATAAGAGAAGACCGTTACGACGATGCGATGCAGTTCCTCCGCGACGTGCACGACTTCAAAGCAAACATAGAAGGGCTTCCCGGACTTCCTCAGGACACGCAGACTGACAACAGTCCCTGGCAGATAGCCTGCAACGAACCGTGGGATCCCTATTTTTAAAAAACATTCAAATTCTTTTCAAATATGGCCAGACCAAAGAAAAAAAGACGCATAACGGAAGGCGGATATGCCCGGACAACACCTGCTTCCGGCCCCTACGCCCGTGTGGAACCCGACATCATCCTGCAGATGCCGGAACTGTTCTACTTCGACATGTCGTCCTACATCAGTGCGCTCAACGCTGCCAAAGCCATCGACTTCTACAGCCGTGCACGCCTGTATGACATGTACGAGTCAGCCATGCTCGACCTTCACCTCGGAGGCATCATCGAAAAGCGGAAGGTGGGCGTAAGCCGCATTCCTGTCGAATTCCGGCGGAACGGGAATCCTGACGACAGCGTGAACAGGGAAATCCGTTCGCCCTGGTTCCGCAAGTTCGTGAAAGAGGTGCTCATGTCCAAGTTCTACGGATACAGCCTGTTCCAGTTCTACCGCGGTGAAGACGGATACATCGGCTACTACCATGTGCCGTACAAGCACTACGACCCCGTCCGCCGCGTCATCCTGAAGCATCAGAGCGATACGGAAGGCATACCTGTGGACGCGTTTGACAACATGCTGTTTGTAGGGGACGACCCGCGCGGGCTGGGAATGATGGCGGAGCTTCTTCCCATGGTCCTCTACAAGCGGAGCAATTTCGGAAACTGGAAACAGTTCTGCGAAATCTTCGGCATGCCGATACGCGAATACACCTACGATGCCGGAGATGAGGAGGCACGCAGCCGTCTGATTCAGGACGCGCGCCGTCAGGGGGCCAACGCCGTGTACATCCATCCCAAGGAAAGCAGCCTGAACCTGATAGAGAGTGCCAACAAGAGCGGCACGGTGGACCTGTACGAGCGTTTCAAGGACGCCTGCAACACGGAAATGTCCGTGCGTGTGCTGGGAAATACCCTGACCACCGATGCGAAGAGCACCGGAACGCAGGCGCTCGGGACCGTACACCAGGAAGAAGAGGACATGCTGAAGGCAGATGACCGCGACTTTGTGCTCGATGTGCTGAACTATCAGATGAAGGACATTTTCAACGCCCTCGGCGTGAATACGGAAGGCGGCGAATTTGTGTACGTCAGGAACCGCAATCTGAACCCGAACCAGCAGGTAGACGTGATACAGAAGGTCAAGGCCATGGGCGTGCCCGTGTCCGACGACTACATCTACGAAGTGCTGCTCATCGACAAGCCGAAAGACTATGAACGGCAGAAGGCCGAAATCAGGGCGCAGGAAGAAGCCGCCCGCCGGCTGCAGCAGGAAACGGCCGGCCTGCCTGAAAGGACGGAAGACACGGAACCGGCACGCAAGTCCGCACGCCGCATGAACATGGACAACGGGGCGCAGACATGGTACAGCCGGGCGGGCAACGACTTCAAGAACTGGCTGCACGGTTTTTTCGGAGTAGCCCCGGAAAAGAAAGACGGGGCTTTGCCGTTCTGATGGATGGCCTGTACGGCCAGAGGTGCAGCATGTGCGGGGGCTTCCGCAATGAGCTGGAGCAGGGCATTGGGTTCAGCAAGGAGGCGCTTTCGCAAATGCTGCGCGAGATATACGACGGGCTGAACGTGCGCGACGATATCCAGCGCGAGGCGTTCGAGGAAACCCTGCGCCTGTTTAATGAAGCTACGGTGCAGGGGCTGTCGGATGCCGGCTATCCCGCAGGAGATGAACTGTTCTACGAGCAGCTCCGGACCAATAACGAGGTGTTCTCCGCCTTCCGCACCCACCGCATGCAGAACGACCTTGCCGCACAGCTTGTCGGCAAGGACGGAAAGCTGAAGCCTTTTGAGCAATGGGTGAAGGACGTGCAGGACATCACGGACCACTACGTGGTTCGGTGGCTCCGCACGGAATACGACACGGCGGTGCTGCGTGCCCATCAGGCTGCCGACTGGAAACGCTTCGAAGCTGAATCGGACGTACTGCCGAACCTGCGGTGGATGCCCACCACTTCGCCAGATCCCGACATGGCGCACAGGCAATACTGGGAAGCGAAACTGACGCTTCCGGTAAACCATTCTTTCTGGGCGCGCCATCGCCCGGGCGACCGGTGGAACTGCAAGTGCTCGCTCATGCAGACGGACGAACCGCCGACGGAAGGGGCGGTGGCGGACTTCAGGCCGGCAGAGAAGGTTCCGGGGCTTGACAACAATCCGGCGGATGACGGAAAGCTGTTCGGCGGTTCGCACCCGTACTATACGCAGGCGCACCCGGGGGCGAAAGAGGCGGTTGAAAAGATTGTCATGCAGCATCGGAGAAAGAAATTTCATTGTCCAGAAAAGGCATAAAGGAGTGGATCAACCAGCCGCACATGCAT